TACCCCTAACATAGATGCATTTGGCAGACTTAGAGTAAGCGAACCATTCACCTTGTTTGACTCAAGTCATAGGTTTGATGATAATGGTTTATGGTCAACAGCTACTGCTGTAAGTGGAAGTGCTACATTTGATGCTAACGAAGGTTTAGTCAACTTAGGTGTAACCGCAGCATCAGGCTCTGAGGTTCTTAGAGAAACTACAAAAGTATTCTCATATCAACCTGGTAAAAGTCTTCTTGTTCTAAGCACGTTTGTAATGAATGCTGCTAAAACAGGTCTTAGACAAAGGGTTGGATATTATGGAGCAGCTAATGGCTATTACTTAGAACTGAATAATAGTACAGTAAGTTTTTATGAAAGAACTTCTGTTTCAGGTTCATTGGTAAACAATCAGGTTGCGCAAGCAAATTGGAATGTTGACCCGATGGATGGTTCAGGACCTAGTGGTATTACCCTTGATCTAACAAAAGCTCAGATCCTGTTCATGGATCTAGAATGGTTAGGGGTAGGTACGGTTCGTATTGGATTTGTTGTAAACGGGAACTTCTACGTTTGTCATAAATTCCATCACGCCAACTTGATTACCTCTACCTACATCACGACAGCATCATTGCCGTTGAGATACGAGGTAACTAACACAGGCGCTACAAGTGGTGCTAGTACCTTAAAACAGATATGCTCTACCGTACTGTCTGAGGGAGGATATCAACTTAATGGATTACAACAAGCTATTGGCATTCCTGTGACAACCCCAATAAACTTACCAGTGGCTGGAACATTTTACCCCATAGTAAGTATACGCCTTAAAACATCTCCTGATCGACTAGATGCCATAGTAATATGTACAGCAATTTCTGTAATAGCAACTAGCACAGGAGACTATAACTGGCAGGTAATAGCAAGCGGAACTACATCAGGAGGTAGTTGGTTGCCCGCAGCAGGAGGGTCTTCTGTAGAATACAATATAACAGGTACTAGTTTTTCTACAGGTACTGGAAGAATACTTGCAAGCGGTTATTTTAGCGTGTCAAACCAGGGATCAACTCAAGTTGATATCCTTAAAGAGGCGCTCTTTAAAACACAGCTTGAAAGAGATTCATTTACATCAACCCCATACGAACTCACTGTTGTGGTAGCCACCAATAATGCAGGTGGTGACGTTCTTGCATCAATGGACTGGGAAGAAATAAGCAGATAATATGTCACAAGGATTTACAAAAGGAACCCCGATTGATACCGACCCAACCCTGTCGCTAGATAGTGACATCGTGGTTCCGTCGCAGTCTGCGGTAAAGGCGTATGTAGCATCTCAGGTGGGTACTCCGGTTACGGACGTTACGGCAACAGCTCCACTGGTATCCTCTAGCGGGACAACCCCTAACCTAAGTATTCCAGCCGCTACTACTTCTGTGGACGGATACTTGACATCTACGGATTGGGATACGTTTAATGATAAACAAGCAACCATAACAGGTGCGGCCACTACGATAACGACATCAGACTTAACTGTAAACAAGGCACTTGTTTCTAACGCAAGCGGCAAGGTGGCGGCAAGCAGTTCGGTGGTGGGGTATAACCTGGCAACATTGACTGACCCATCCGCAATTAGTTACATAAGAATAAAGGCTGATAACACGGTTGACACAAGAACTCCGTCTCAGGTGTTGACCGACTTGGGTATTGCGGGCACAATTGTTTTAAATAAGAACTTTACAGACACCGCTGCGATAACAGGCACAACAACGCCCACCATCATATTCAGCGTGTTAATACCCGCCAATACATTGCAAGCCAATGACTGGATTACCTCACGCGTGTTCTCAAAGACGACAGGTACGGGTGGTACAAACTTTAATATGTATATCAACACTTCGGCATCAATACCGGGCGGGGGTACCGTTATAGGCCAATGGGCAGCCGCAGCTAATACAGCGGGTCTATTTGAGCGTAACTTTATGATGACGGCCTCTGGAGTCTCTGGTTCTCTTAAGTTCTTTCCTAACACAGCGCTTTCAGCGTACACGGCAGGTAACTTTACAACTGCTAGTATAACTGTAAATACAACCGTTGATCAATACTTAATATTCGTTGCGGCTAATGGAGCTGTCACAGCATCGGCAACAACGAATGGAAATGTAATAACTATTTTACGATGAGAGAAATACAACCATTAGACATATGGAGTAACGGAGACACTAAGACCGCAACCTGCCTCCGACTTTATATCAGCTACGACGACCTTGCAACTAGGGCGGCCTTTCAGTATGCCCTGTGCGACATTGATGGCGTAACCATATACGAGGGCCAGATAATTGTTGAGGGCCAAACTTACCTCGACTGGGGATCAAGTGGCGACTCAAACACCGAGGCTTACACGATTGCCGCAACTCAATTAAATCTAACGCTTATATGAAAAAGATACTACGCAAACTACAACTCTTCGACGGAATATGGGCTATCCCGCTCGCGTTCTTTATTTTCTTACTCGCAGGATCCTACAGCGCCGAGTATTTCGGTGACGGACTGATCTCCACGGAGTACATTCAGCAGGTTTTACTTGCCGCACTTGTCATGGTTTTTGCTAACTTTGTAGTGTTCCTTGGTGCGTTCTTCAACTTCCGTGGTTTACAGAACTACTTTTATTCGAAACACGCCAAGGAGGAAATCGAATACGCATCTACACCATGGCAAAGAATCGTTTTATACCTTGTTGTTTACTTTGGATTATTCTTATCCTTCCTTCTAATCTTGTGGCTGATAATGACGGTTACTGCGTCCGTGCCACAGCCGCTTCCTTTGTAGGCGTAAAGGAGAAAGGAGGTAACAATCAGGGTTTCAATGACAGAGACCTCCAGAAGATGATGGCGGCGGTCGGGTGGAAGCCCGGCTACGCGTGGTGTGCGTTCTTCGTCCGTGCAATTCTGGACGAGTGCGGCATCCCAAACAACATTACTGGGTGGTCTCCGTCTGCTTATAACACAAAGGATGTAATCTTTACAGATGGGAGATTTTATCAGAGCTTTCGTGATGGCGATGTCCTTGTTGCCACATACACATACTCAAACTTCAAGAGGTCAAGATACAAGGGAATCGGACACACCGGAATCGTAGACCGCATTGGAGAGTATTCGGTAAGGGTTATCGAGGGTAACACCAACGAACAAGGGATGCGTGACAGTCGTTCACGGGATGGTGTCTACGTCAAGATCCGTCCATTGTCCAAGAACACCCACATAACAAGGTGGAAGAAGTCCTCAAGGTTTCGATAAAAAAAGGCCACCCCGTTGGATGGCCCTCTTTCAACAATAAACAACTATAACAACTATAACACTAGAACACAAAAAAATATAACGTCGTGGCGGAAGTAACAATGGTTGCACACTTCCAAAATATCTTTCTCCTTCTCTCCTTCTTCATTTCCTGCTTCATGTCAAGGTATTGAGTCTTTAGGAACCTAATCTCTGCGATCTGATTCTGACGAACCTCGTTGCAAAGGTCGTTGTTTTCTATGGCCAAGTCAAGGGCTATCTGGGCAGCCTCTAGCTGGTCCTTCATCTGTTGTATACGCATCGAACGTGACTCTATGGTCATCTTGTTCTGCCGGATGGTCTCAGCGGCTGCTGATACGATTTCCTGGGCTTCTCTTGGTAGCTGTGGGATCTCACTCGGCTGGCTGTAGACGGCCTGAGCGATACTCATTAAGAAGATAATTCCAAGAGAGCGTGTAAAGTTTTTGTAGCGTGTCATTTGGCATTTTGGGTATTCGTGAAATCAATATCTTAGACTTGGCTATCTGCTCCTGCTCTATGACGAACTGTTTCTCGTCTTGTACAAGCAGGGAGTCGATGGCGGCCTTGGTTTCCTGTACGATGATGATGTTCTGGTCCATCTTGGCCTCGTACTTTTCGGTTATCTCATGCAGCCTGTCTATGGCCACTGCCTCGTTCTCAGAGCTTTCCTTCAGACCTCCCATGAGGAAGACTAGAAAGAACACCCCGCAGAGTATGACCACGCTTATTGCGAGGATGATGAGGGTATAAATGTTTTTGGTCTTGTTCATGCTATTCAAAGTTAGCGTATCCTAGGTCTTCCCAGGTGGGTGGGTCAATCATTTTTTTAATTCTTTTACCTTGTCCTTGTAGTGGTATATCAACTCCTTCATCTTATCTAATGGGAGGCTGAGTCGGTCGTTACGCATGGACTTCAGTTCCTCTAGCTTGCTCTTGCCTATCCGCCTCTCAATCCCGATGGCGTACTCTAACAGGTTCCCATGCTTGTGCTGGTTACAAGTTACGCATTGTCCATGCACGTTGTCCTCGTGGAACCTAAGGTTTGGATACGACCCCACGGAATAGTAGTGACCCGCGTCTGTCTTGCCCACTAGTGGCTTGCCACAGCTTATACACCCCCGCTTGGCATCCCTCAGTCGGATGAACTGGTTGAACACCTGCTGTAGTTCCTTCCTCCATTGAGACACGGACTTGTTCCGCTCCTTGATGGCCTTGAACTCAGCCTTGGTTTTCTTTTCCTTCTGCTTGGAGGAGTAAGCTATCATGCACTCGATGTTCTCACACGTTGCCTGCATCGTGCTGTACTTAGGGATAAACTCCTGCCTACAGATTCTGCACTTCTTATTCCTCGCCTTCATACGCTATCTTATTTTTCGGCAGGTTTCCACTCTGCCTGTTCTTTAGCCAGGTTTGCCTTGACGGTTTCTTCGAGTATCTTCGTGTATAACTCGCCATCCACCTCGTCGTTAATGTGTTGTATGAATTGTTCATAGTCTGCTTGTACGGCAAAGGTAGTCGATCCGTTCGTTGTACGCAACACCGTGAAGTTCCAAAGTTTGTTTTCTACACCGGGGAACGACATGGTTATGGTTCCACTAAAGTGTTCCACCTTCTTCGATGGCTTGTCAGAGATTTTAATCATAGTTTTTAAAGTGTTTGTTGAAAAAGTATTTTGGTATATCAGGATGACTTAGTTGTACCCTCTCGGCGTTGCCTCCGGTTGCCTTTATTCTTTCGGCCATGGGGACAAGGGACTTGTTTATGTTTCCCCATACCAATGGGTTGTATACGATAGTTGTGTTGCTGTATGTACCCTTTAGAAAGGACGGCCTTGTCGATGGGTCTATCAGCCCTACAAACGCGTACCTGCTGTCGTAGTTCTTCAGCACGTCTATACCACCCGCGCTGAATCCCACAAGGGCTGTTGTTTGGTAGTCGACATCCGGATCAACCACGGCTAGTGGCGTTCCGTATGGCACGATGAATATCTCGTACCTTGACCACATCCAATCGGGAACCTGCTTCTTCATCCAAGTAGGCGTGGCGTAGTGCATACCGCACCAGATGACTATGGTACATAGTAGGGGGTTCACAGCTTGATGTTGTAGTTATTGATGATTTCGTAGAATTGTTCGTATACCTCGTTATACGCCTCCCACTGTTTCTCGTCATGGGTGTCGTACTTGACCTTGCCCCTGAGGTATTGTCGGATTCCGTCTAAGGCAATCCTCATGTCGAGGGCTTTAACTGCGAGGTCGAACTCGGACTGATCTTCGGGTAAATTGAATTCAAGTATTGCTTTCATTTCTTTTTCTTGTATTTGCTGAAGCTAAAGAAATCCTTTAGGTCAGCTATCATCGTTTTACGCTTCTCGTACATTGTTTCGTAATAGGTGCTACCAGCAGGGCAGTTCGGCCTGTATGCGTCAAAGTTAGTCCCCGAATTGAACGCGCCCTCGATCTGTTCACGTTCCATTGCCTTGGCCTTCCTGATTAGTTCTGGTCTGATAAACGTGGAGTTTAGGCAGTCGCTGTTGACTTGTTCCACTAGCCATTCTACTGCGGTTTGTTCATTCATTTGTCACCTCCTTCAATAGATGTCATGTGATGACAATTAGGACATTCAAGTTCTGATGTTTCAATAGGTCTAACAGCTACCCAGCTATGGGTACATATATTGCAGTCAACTAATGATGTTGTAAATGATTCAGTCATTGCTCATCTCCTTTAAGTTGTTTTGAAAGTATTTTTGCCACATCTTCCCACATAATTTTTGTAGCGTCTGAGACTGATGGATTTTCTAGTTTTGACCAGTTGTCAAGCCATTCTTTAATCTCCTCTTTGGTCATTTCAACCTTTTTTCCCATATGCCTGTGACCTATAATATCTGATTGCTCAATCATTTTAAGTCTTGCTCTTTCCACTAGCGCCTTAGCTGCTAGTTTCGTCCATTCTACTGCGGTTTGCTCATTCATTTGTTACCTCCTTTTGTTTCTTCCTTTTCCCTAGTCGCCAGCCCCGACTGCTCAACGGTTATCCCTTGGGACTTCCTGAGCTGTTTGGTCAACGTCTCGTGCCTCCTAGCCCTAAGGACTGCCCGCACATTCTTAATGACCTTGTTGGTCTCCGGATCGATCACCTTGAAGTCCACGCTGTGAACGAGTCCGCAGTCGCAACAGGCCATCTTGTATCCCTTCTCGATGGGCATCTGCCATTCGTTCTTGGGAACCTTGTAGAAGTCTACTTTCTTTTTCATTTGTCACCTCCGTACGTTTTATTGTAATACTGTTCTGTGTTTAATGTTTCATTGTGCATTTCAGGAGTAACTTCACCATTCCAACCTTCTGCTGTTGACATAAATCCGTTTTCCCAAGCATTAACAATCTGCTCCCTTTCCATTTTTTTGGCTTCCTCAATAATTTGATTTAACTTTTGCCATTCACTTGGGAATAGTTCAAAATAAACATCTAATTTCATGTGCAACCACTCTACTGCTGTTTGTTGTTTCATTTGTCAAATCATTTTAGTTAATAATTGATATCAAGAACCCGATTATCCCCCCGGCCTGGGTCGCCATGATGTCGCCATAGCTGAACCTCTTGCCGTTGTAGTTGTCATACAGCTCCTTTGCTACCGCTGTGATAAACACGGCGATAAGGGAGAATACAGGCGTGATCAGGATGGAAGATAGTCCATAGATTACCACACCGTAGATGGCGTGGTTCGCCTTGTCTTTTTCAAACATTGGTAGGTTCATGTTCACCAAGATGTTACGTTAGTTACACAGAATCTGTCGCCGACATAGTTGTTCATCCAAATGTCTTGGTCGAAGCAGAACTTCTTTTTGTTGCCGGAGCATTCGTTTCGTATCTCCAACCAGTAGCAGTTGGTGGCCGAGTCGATGCCGTCGTTAGCGATAGTCCCGCAGTTGCATTGTTGTGTTGGCTGTGCGGGTTCTGGCTGCTCCTCTTTCTTGCATGCAAGTAGGGATAGCGCGATTAAAATTGTTAAGGATGTTGTTTTCATTTTACAAAGATAACTTATGTGTTGTTTTAATGCAATTATTTTTTTTGACTTTGGTGTTGTGGCCACCATATTTTTGCTTCATAATCCTTGTCTTTCGGTGTGTAGAGAGCAGCGAAAGGCTAAGGAAGAAGGAATAAACCCCTTTGCCCAAGCCCTGGTCTCTCTACACGGGGCTTTTTTTATTTATGTACTACGGTCTTAAAAGTGTTTCACCCGTTCCGTCCAAGCAGTCTCCGGCGGAGAATGAAAGATTCATTGTCATCCAACACAAGCCCCTCTTGAAATTTGCCTTTACAGGACTTGACCAAGTAGGGGAGATCAATCCATGCCGCTTTCTGCTCTGTCCCACCTCTGACAACAGAACCATACTGAAAAAATCAGTCTCCGGACTGACTACCTCTAGGCACTTGGATTCCGTCACGGTATGCGGGTAGGTTGAATTGGCTCGTACTCATCTTGCTTGAAGGTGGGGAAAATCGTCTTGACTTCTTGTTCCACTAGAGGTTATTTCAGGCGGTATAGGGAGGGTTGTATCCTATAGTGAAATAGTGTCTAAAAAAGCCTCAATATCTTCGACAATCGGATACTCAAGTGTTCCAACTATGTTTACCTTCTCGCCCACCGGATACAAATCAAGACGCGAATTGGGGCCGATTAAACGCATCTGCCAAGGCGTGATATAGTAAAGGTCATAGTTGTTGTCTTCAGCGTAATATTCAGCCGCTTGTGCCCAAAATTGAATGCGTTTTTCTTTGGTCATATTTCAAGTTGTTCGTTAGGATCGGGAATGTAAATATCTAGCGTCTCAGCAGCAAACTGCTTGACGTGTTCGAGGTATTCCATAAACTCTTCCGTTGCAAGCTCCGACGTTTTGCGTGGTATCTTCATGACTTCTCCGGACGTGGGGTCTGTAAACTCCGTGTAGAGAAACCTCCCCTTGAGGAACTCATGCGTGAGGTCACGATCAATGTCATGTCCAAGTTCGCGTAGTCTTTCAGAAACCATGGCTACAACCACAGCCCAGTAGTAACTATTGAACTCATTGGAGCGCTTGTACTTCTTTATCTTGACTTCGATAGTAACAGCCAAGTCCGTCTCGCGGGACATGGCTCTGACTTCTTCTTCGAAGAGGGGGCGATTGTAGATTCGCAATGCCCCCTGTGGTGTAATTACTGCGTTGTGCTTCATTGTACCCTCCATACCCTAACTCCGGTATCTAAGACCTGAGTCTTGAATTTGTACTCGTCATTCTTCTTGCAGAACATACAAGCGGCTGCTGATATCTTCTTGCGTACAGGTTCGGGGTCTGCGTCCTTGATGAAGAACGAGTCACCTACTACCATGTCCCGAAATGGGTACTTGCCTGATCTTGTGGTTTGCTTGGGTGCTGGCACACCCTTTTCGATTTGAATTTTCATAGGGATTGGATTAGTTGTTCTCTTGATATGAACGCTCTTCTTTCCGGCACTACCGAAGCATTTCTGTCTTGGTCTCGCGCAAATAAATACGTTCTGTGTTCGTGTTCTTCGATAGTAATTTCCATCTTGTACATTACCCCGAATTTAATCTTGTCATCATCGATGAAAAAGATTGTGTCTCCGATGGAGAACTTTGTTTCGATTTGTATTTTCATTTGGTTTAATTATTAAATTTCTTCTTCTTCTTCAGTTACGCCAAACTTCTTGGCTTGTTCTACGATTTTATCGAAATTGTATCCTGCTAATTCAATCTCAGCACGTACTTCCTCGTTCTTGGCGGTTATCTTCTCACCCTTGGCGTATCTGGCAACCACACGAGTCCAACGTGCAACCTGGGACTTAACTGAGTCAGCGTAGTCGCGTGGCTCCTCGAAGTCGTAAAGGAACTTGAGGTAGTTGGAGTACTCGATGCCGAAGTTCTTCTTGAACTTGCCATCTTCGACCACAATGAGCGGTTCTAGCGGTGGTCTAACGGAGTTGTTGAAGAAGATTGTTATTCTCTCAAGGTCTGCGAGGTACTCAGCTTCTAGTTCAGCAGATGGCTCGTACTGAAAGCACATCATCCGTAGATCATCCTTGCAGATGTACACTAGCTCCCCGTTGAGTCCAAGCCCCTTCATGTAGTGGAATAGTTGGAGGCGGTGGTGCTTGATAGGTTTCTCTGTCTTCTCCATCATGTCCATTACGAAGGATGAGCATGACTTGATTTCAAGCACCTTCTTCTCTAATTCCTTGTCACCAAACTTCTCGTGTAGTTTCTCCGCGATGTATAGGGAGGATGCTTGGATAGACTCCGGAAGGTGCGACGATGTGATGTCTTGCTTGGCGCGTTCTATGTCGATGCGTCCTCCGGCTAGGAAGTCTAGTCGACCTGACACCTTGAGCATGTTTGGGTACTCGACCATTACCCTCTCCTGAGTGTTGTTGATCAATCCGGCACGTTCAAGGACGTAGCGTACTACCCACTCGACAAGGTTACCCGCTTCAAACTTGCGGAGGCTTCTCATGTTTGGTGGATTGGTTGGTGTAACGGCCTTCATCTTGAGGTATCGATCGACAAGAGGTTGTCCGATTTCCGATGCATAGCAGTAGTCTCGTGGCTCTAGCGCACGTTGTTGGGAATAAACGCATTCATTCCATAGTTGTTGGAGGTTCCAATTCATGTTGATTTATTTAATTGTAAGTTGTTTTTACTTCTTCCCACACCCAGCCGTTACCGATTCGGTAGTAGGTTTGGCCGTCGATGGTGGTTGTCGGCACGACGTCGCTACATTGCTCGTCTCGGTCGGTTTCGATAAGTGTTTCACCTTCCCACCTGAATGTGGTCGCGCTGTCCTCGTCGAATGCCTCGGTTGCAAGGAAGCGCATTACCTCCGGCTTGCTCAGGTATGGCATTTCCCATCCGTTCCATCGTTGTCCGTCCGTGTAACCATCGTAAACGTCGCTGATTACGTCAATTGAAAATTTAGTTCTCTTCATTTCGCTGAATGTTAAAAAAGATTGTTTTGATTTCGTTTGGTATACTCTTGAGCAGTCGTCCGCTCGACTGGTAGTTGGCTGATACCTTGCCTATGTACTTCACGCGCTTGCCTACGATTGCATAAACGTCACGCGAATGTTTGACAACTTCATACCCATCTTTAGTTTTAAATAGCTTTGTCATTTAGATTGCAAATATAGTGTAACTTCAATGGTATCAATTGATCCCAATCTAATTAAGACTATTTAGTTCCTCAGAGAACACCTCAGCAAGCACATCTGCCAGGTCGGCTTCCTCTGCTTTAGTCAGTAGCTTACGAAACGCACGAGCATCAACCCACCACACGTTGTCGGTCTTCTCGTCGTTCATGTCGCATACAGGACACTTGGTAAATGGCCTGTCAGATTTCAATCCGATGTCCACAACGATGATGCATCCACAGCTGTTCCTTTGCAGGCCCATAGCCGTGAACACATCACCCTTGAGGAACACACCCTGTGAGTGGTCTTTGATTGCGACGATGTCGTCGCCTGTTCGGTAGTCGATTATCATTTGTCTACGTCTTTTAAGAGCCACATCATTAGGTTGAAGATAAGATGGTCAATTGCGCGTTTCATTTGCGATAATGGTTGCTAGGTGTCCATGTGCTAAATGATACTGCCCCATGAACTCTGAGCGATCAATAAACGTAAACTCCTTGTAGTTCATTCGCAGTCTATGTATCTGATCATCTTGCTCAGTTTGCGTCGGCTCAATCTCGTCAGTTTCTATTGCCGGAATGCTGAGGTAGTCGGTAATCGTTATGCAGTAACCTTGCTTGGTTATCATGCCGTAGGCGAATCTACCCTTGTATCCTTGCAGATACTTAAAGAAGATGGTCTCCTCAATGTGGTCGCTTTTCTCTTCGGTGTAGTGTCCGTCATCGTCTGGGTTGGACAGCTTCCAATCGTCGTAATTAAAGTATCTCATTGTTCAAACTTGTTTAAGATTATTGTATAGATTTCGATTCGCTCCTTCGCGTTGTCGATGCAGTCGCGAATGATTTGGTCGCCCTCCCATGCCGGCTTCTTCAGTTGCTCTTCATACTTCATAACTGCCCGCCATTCGTCCATGATTTGTTGTTGGATGTGGCTGATTACTTTTTCTTCAGTACTCATTTTTTATAGTGTTAATTGTTACGTTAAATTCTTTTTCTGCCCATTCTATATCCTGTTCTATTTCACCCATGTCCATGTAGCTGAATGACTCAAGTACATTCGAGCTATCCTTGTCGTAGGTGTCATGAACGTCCATGTAAACGATTCCGGTTTCTTTGTCCTCGTAAACTTTGATGTCGAACTCTGCATCGTATTCATATGATGCATCGCGCATCCATTGTGAGAAGCTCACGTTGTGATAATTAGATTGTTGCATGGTTTTATTGTTTATAGTTATGCAAAAATTATTTCATTGAAAAACACTTGTTGCAGAATTACATCAGCGGTAATTGCATCTCCATTCTCGTTGATGGCATCCATCAAATGTGCGATGTTAGTGTTTTGCACTTGCTCGTGTACGTCTTTCATTGTAATGGTGCGCGTGTATTCGCCTTCGCATCCAATGTCTTCCATTGTCAATGCTCCTCCGTTTCTCAGTATACCCATTAGGATATCTTCGTGACAAGTTTCATAACCAGAGCCATCATCCTTTTTTCGGGCATCTTGATATTGTTGTAGGTCGTAAGTCAGCTCAAGGTCGTAACCACCTTCAACCCATTCAAGCCCGTCGCATAGTGCGGTAAGAAATAGTTCTTCTGATTCTTCGTGTGTTAGTAATACTCTCATAATAAATTAGTGTTTAAATGTGGGTGCAATATAATTTTAAATACTGCACCCACTTGTTAACGATTGTTAATTTGCCCATCCGCACCCGCCGTTGTCGCGGTTTACCCAATTGTTCGTGTGTGTTGTTCTGAGGTGGTCTTGATATCCAGCCCCCCTGTGAGTTGTGCATGATGAGAGCAGCGCTGCGATTATTGCAATGATTCCGATTACTGCTACGATGCTGTCGTAGATTTTGAGTTTCTTTTGTTTGTCCATGATGTTCATAGTGTTTATGTTTTATTGTTTATGATTCTAATTCGTATCTCCATAGCTCACAAGCCCATGCCATATCCCCTTGCTCTTCGCTTATGCGCTCGCCGTTTTGATACTCGTAGCTTCCGCAGTTATATCCTAAATCTTCGTCGGCGAATGATACTTCAAAAGTGTTTTGAGGGAATAAAAAACTGAGCTTTTCAATTACTGCAAAGGGTGTACTCCATGCGGTGCTGAACTCTATGTAGTTTTCTGTTTCTGTTATGTCGTAGGCGTTCCACTTCGTACCCCAATTACTCAGCCTCCAATCGTACCAATTAGACACCCCATACTTTTGCATCAGCTCATGGTGTTTCTTTATATCATCTTCGGTCTCCATTGGAGTCGGGGCGGTTGTATCATTCAGATCCTCTGGCATGGGAATAATCCTGTTGAAGTCTATTATGGACTCTCCGCGAATGAATGATTTAACTTCTTGCGTGTTTTCGCCATGAATGTACAGGCGGTGAATTACGTGGTTTGGCATGTTGTTTACTTTTTATTTGTTGGTTGTTATTGATTACTTACGTGACTTTTCGATGAGTTTAGTCCAATTCCGGAAGAACACTTCGTGTTGAAACAGGCTGTCAATAGATGCAAAGTCGTCTTTGCAATTAGATGTTGCGTGATACGAATGAACTCGTACTGACTTGAATTCTCTAATTGATTTTTGCGTATTACTCGTGTGCATTTTCTGTTCAAACTGATAGTAGATTCGAATTCTGTCATCAGTCCAAAATGTATCTGATACATCCAATGCTATGTAGTCATCGCCTTTTTCGATACAAATGCCATGAAGCCCCGCAAGCCTACATTCTTCCTTTAGCCGATTGTAATCGGCTTCAATCATTTCCTCGCGTAGATATTCAAACCTTGCGTTGCATGCTGTAACTCCAGCGACTAGACAATTCCACTCGTCACACTTGTCGAGTGCTTCACCGATTCGCGCGAAGCCGTTGGGTATTGGTGTGTTGATTCTGTTGAACTCAGCTACTAGTGAGTCAATGATGTTTTGTTGTTGCGTTGTCATGTTGTTGTGTTTAATTAGAATGAATTAAGGTGTTCTATTTCGTCATCAGTTAGGTATATGATAAGCCCGTTGTTTAGCTTTATCCAATTTTCGCCTGTGCTTTCGATTGTAAGTCCTACCAACATATCGTTGGCTTGCTCGTTGAATTTCTGAGTTGTCATGATGTTATGGGTTTTGTTGTTGTGTGTAGTTAAGTTTCAGCGTGTAGTAGTCGTATGCACTCTCGTCGTACAGGGCGTCTAGACTCTCCTCCTCCAGATAGAAGCGTTCAACCTCTTGCCCGTAGTAGACTCTCATCACTAAGTCGTGAAGCGAAGGGAAGATAATTGCCTCGCCGTCTTTGATGTAGACGTGAATGGCGTTGCCGTTGTTGTCATGGCGAACCTCGTATAGTTCGTCCGCCTTTTGAAGGTGTTCGTTGTGTATCATGTTGACTAGTTGTTATGCTTTAGAAATTAAATACCATTGTCCGTCGTGCTTCTCATACCATTCGCCTTCATCTTGCCAGTCCCACTCAGTATAGCAATAGGCCTCGTCGTCGTATGCCTCGTCGAGGTCGGCATATCCAATCTCGATTGCATAGCGTTCGGCGTCATCCTTCTCAATGAAGTACATTAAAGATTCTTCGAATAGGAAACCCTCGTTCATGCCTTCATTAGTCGCGGAGCATATCCGCGCAAATCTTTCGTTGCTCATGGTCTTAAATTATTTGATTATTGGTAAAATTTCGCTGACTAGCTGACGGCCGTATTTTTTCGCGCTCGCCTCGTCTATATAGTGTTTTTTGATTCGGCTGTATCTCGCGGTCTTTTTTGGAATACTCGCGTACACGATATATCCGGCTGTTTCCTCGTGGTTCGTCCAGACTTGCACCTGTAACTCGCTCGCGTAGTTTATGCCGCACAAATTCACTTTGGTTGGTTTGTAAAGGTCTAGCGATACATTGCCCAACGTAGTTTGGAAATTGAAATTCTGATACATAGCTTTTTTGTGTTTGGTTATACTTTCTTGATTATTTCGTATTTTGAAAATGTTTGCTCTATCATTCGCCCGCGTTCGGGGTATATGAACCGAAGCAACAAGCCAGAGGGCGTTTCCTTGTAGCCCTTGAACGTTCCTACTTTGCCGTTCGATAGTAGGCATTGAGTGTTAGTTGATAGTATCATGGTGTTTAATAGTTTAGAAGGTCTCTTAAATCTCTTTTTGCGAACATTATTTGTTCCTGTATCATGCTGAGTTGAAAACGCGTGCTGTTTACATTGCCTCCGTTGGTCATGAAGCTAGTTGTATACACTTCGCTGTGCTTTTTTTCTAGTGCTTTGATTTTGCGCTTTAGGGCTGAAATTTGCTTTTTCATGTTGTTGTTTTTTATTGTTGTTGAAATTTTAGAAACAGGGAGCGGAATCGAACCGCTCCTTGCACCATTGCCTGTTTAGCAGTCTCTATTTTCTAGCTCTTTTTCAATTAGCTCGATTTCCTTTTTAACCGCTTCTGAAAACGTGTCGCCGTCGTTAAATGCATGGCGATAGGAACCCGTGAGCATTTTGTTTATTTCGTTCATACATTCAAGGCGCTCGCACAATTCGAAGTCGCTCATAATTTGATAAGTGTTTTTCATATTGCTGTTCATTAAGTGTTTGTTTAATACATTGAAGATTGCAGCTCTTCCGCCTCGCCGTAGCTTTCTAGAAAAGTCTCTTCGCCGTCTTCGAAGTTGGTTACTAGATATTCAACGCCGCGCCCTAACATTGAGCATATCGAAATGCCGTTTTCTAGTGCTATATATACATAGCCGCTGTTTGAATTAAAGCCGACATCCATGATTGATTCGCCCGCGCACTCGTCCGCGTATGCTTGAAAACAAATGGCTAGCCCTTGCGCTTCGCAAAATGCGATTGAATCGTTGATTCCGTGAATTTCTAAAGTGTTGTTCATGTGTTGAAATTTTAAGAGGTTATTATTTGTTGTTGTGTTTAGTATTTCATTTCGTTGATTATATCCAAACGAGCTAGTTTTTCGCTTAGTTGTTGGGCGCGCTCAATGGTGTATCTTAGCCATTCGGCCGCCTCCGCGCTGCCTTCGTTCATCAGCTCTTTTGCAAGGTGCGCCCCGTTGATAATTTCGAGAATGTCGCCCGCTAGATAGTGTGTGTACTGAATGCCTTTTTTCATGTTGTTTTTAAATCTTCGACAAAGATAGTATAAGTTTATTTCTTGTCAATACCCTAAACGCTATTTATACTGATTCTAAATAAAACTTGCTCATTTTCAATGATTTAAGTGAAAAAAAATTTTTTTTGTTCCGGCTTTTGTTGTATATTTCGGAAGGTTAAAACGGTGTTGGTTTGTGTTGGTCGGATAACCTAAGCGCGGGCAAATAGTCGAAAGATTCGCGCAAGTTTCACAAAGGTAAAAGAGACAAGAAACAAAGAAGGGAAGCAAACATGGAAGCAAGCGGGAAAGGGCAACCCCCTCACGCGGGCAAAACTGCAACGGATACCCCAAACACTCAGAGAGAATGTAAGGGAATAAGTAAAGAGCAGTTAAACCACTCACGCACGCACACGCATTCGGCAAACTCAAATTGTGGTTACCCCAACCAAAACCCCCACAAACCCCCGCACAATCTATTACAGCCCAATAAACGCGGGCAATCTACGCGGGCGGCATATATGGGCGGCGGGCTGTTTGCATGCGTTTAAACGGGCGGAAATACCTATTTAGAATCATTCTAAATAAGAGTGTGCGGTCTGGATGTGAAACAATATGTACCCCGCGCACCCTCCGAACAGGTCAAATACTGCGCGAAATACCCCCGAAAGGGCTAGCATAAATATAACACACATGGGACTCGAAATATAACGTGCTGACTATCAATGCAAAAGTGCGGTTCGTCCACGCGGTGGAGACAAATTGACGACGGCAACGAACAGGGGCGGCAAGATAGGCACCCCACCCCGTTTGCC